TTCACTAACAGTAAAATATATTCCCGCACCCTTTTGATTTAATTTTGTAAGTGTTTTTAGATGTTCTTCTATTGTTCCGTGTAGTTGTTTGATAAGTCTTTTGTTAATTCCTTTGTCGCAAAAAGTTTGAAATGTATGGTGTGTTCCAAAGTAATTTAAAAATATTCCGTAATGTGATTGATCGTTCATATCTGTACTTTCATTTATTCTTCTTCTCCAATATCTCCCTTGCAATAATCATCAAAATTAATTTGATAAGTAGCTGGGGGTTTTTTATATTTTGTAAAAACTAATCTCCATAACCAAGACCTAGTGATAGATACAATCGTAAATATTGAAGCTATACCGATACTGTCGAGTATTGACGGATATAAATGAAAAATTGGAAAAATTGTTAACTGTATAATAATTGCTAAAATGAAACCACTACCAACATCAATGAAACTTTCTATAAAACTTCTCATTTACAATAATGTCCTATTACTAATCTTCCATCCTTTGTATAGTACCCTTGATTTTTGTCTTTTGTGTGATTATGATATTTAGCAATTTTTTCAATTACATACATTGCACTCTCAAAACAATCCTCATACTTCATTGGGTAATTAACATAATTAAGTTTTACGCCTAGAAGTATTATTACGAGTGTTTTCATCTTCCTCCAAACTTTCTTCTGACCATCTTTTTTTAGCACCTAATTTTCCTGCCATTGATCGTCTTTTTCTATTCATTTTTTGTTCTTTTCGTTCTTCTTCTGCTTGTTTACAGATAAGGTATGTCTTGCCGTTCTTATCTTTTTCTTTGTAAAATAAATGCTCTATTTTTGGGAATATTATTTTGATCTTGTCTAATCTGCAATTACACATTTTAGATAAAATCTCCATATCATATTCTATTCTGAAACCCCGCCAACAATGACAATAGAGTAAAATATAAGCCCCTTGTTCTTCTAGGTTTATTTTTAATCTATTAGGGTCGCTGATCCAATCGTTTGCGTAAAATTGAAAAGCAGGACTTTGTTCATCTGTAGTTGATTTTCTCAATATAATCCTTATTAAGTTTAGTTAAGTTTTCTTTTATACCCCGAAGTAATTAGTGTCAATAGTATATCTTGTTTGCAGTTGAAGGTGAAGGTGAAGATGAAGATGAAGATGAAGGGGATAAAATCGCATATGCGATTTAATAGCATAGGGTCATACGTTTGCCATTGGCACATTTATAGCATTGCTATAGCATTGCCATACCTATGCTAGATTGAAATTAATGTCGGGTCTGATGTATTCTTGTGAGTAGTCGCCAAGTTTTGAGATTTGGTATGCTCTAAAGGGTGGTATTACCTTCCATTTAGATACTGCGGGGTGTGATATTCTTAATCTTTTAGATAAATTCTTACCACCATATTTAGATACTACTTCTTTTTTTCTATCTACTGCTAGTTTATATTTTGTGTTCTTCATTTGTTCATATCTACACTAAATTGTTCTTCCGTTGTAATCATTCTTCTAATAAAACTTGCCCTGTCGTGTTCGGATTTGGCCTGATCCACTAATTCTAGTATGCTTTTTGCCTTATTATAATGGTCGGGTATTACCGAAGAACGATCTACATTTATAATATCCTTGATTAATCTATCTCTTTTTGCCTCACATTCCGAAGCTAATTCGGGTAGTATTCCTGCCATAATTGCTAAATTCTTAACATAATACTTAACATTAATCAATATTTATATTGACAACAGTTAAGCCATAGAATAAACATAGGTTAATTAAATAATAAATAAAGGAAAAAAATATGAGCATAGTAGCAAAAGGTGGTGAAAAATCTAGCAGTTTTCCAAGTGTTTCTGTAGGTGTTCACAAAGCCCGTTGTATTAAGGTCATTGATCTTGGTACTCAAAAGAATGAGTTTGAAGGCAATATAACTTGGAAAAGACAAGCATTGGTGATTTGGGAAACTCCCGATCAAACTAATGAAACATCTGAACCACTAACAATCAGTAGATTTTACACATTATCACTACACGAAAAATCTAATTTAGGAATTGATCTTACTTCTTGGAGAGGTCGCCCATTTTCTGAAACTGAAAAAAAAGGTTTTGATATTAGTAAATTAATAGGACACACTTGTTTACTAAATGTCATACAAGGCAATAAGAGGACACAAATAGGATCAATAATGCCCTTACCTAAAGGGGATAAGATAGCAGAACAATATCATACGAGTGTGACGTTCTCTATGGATGATTTCCAAAAAGGTAAGAAGGAAACTTTTAATCAGTTATCCGAAGGTATTAGAAATATTATTTTACGTTCAAAAGAACTAGAAGGTCTTGAACATAAAGATAATGGGGATGATAACAATGGCTCTACTACTGTAGGCCAAGAACCCGTACCATTTTAATGGACTATACTAACGCATCTAATCTCCCGAAGGCGATTGAACGGGCAGTAGCTAACGATCCTTACTCATCCAAAGGGTCTAATATATCTGCTACTCGTTTGATTGCCCCTCCTAGAATAAGAGTTTTAGAAATGCGAAATTGGGATTTATTAAAAGAAGATGTATCTGATAAGATATTCTCTTTGCTAGGACAATCCGTACACCATATCATTGAACGATCTAAACAACGAATTGATTTATCTGAACGTAGGTTATTCTACAAAGATGATAAGATCACTAATGGTTGGACTTTGAGTGGGTCATTTGACTATCTTGAAAGAGATGGAAGATTGATAGATTTTAAAGTTACTTCTGCTTGGGCTACTCTTAATGCTTTAGAAAATCCTAAACCCGAATGGGAAAACCAATTAAATGTATTGGACTTCTTATGTCGTAAAAATCAAAAGACTTTAACTAGCTATAGTAAACCTATTAAGGTTAGGTCTTTATCCATTATGGCAATATTAAGGGATTGGTCTAAATTAAGGGTAATGCAATCTGATAATTATCCTAGAAAACAAGTTGTTATGATCCCTGTAAGAAGGTGGACACCCAAAGAACAAGACGATTATATCAAAGCTAGGATTAAGCTACACCAAGATGCTGAAAAGTCTAGTAAGCTACCTCTTTGTACGGCAAAGGAAAGATGGCGAAAAGAAGATAGCTATGCTTTAATGCTTGATAAACGTAAGACGGCAAAAAGAGTATTGCCTACTAGGGAAGAAATGGATCAGTATTTAAAAGCTAACAAAATGGTTGAAGGACAAGGTTGTAAAGTTGTATTCAGAAAAGGTGAAGATGTTAGGTGTATGCACTATTGCCGAGTGAATGAGTTTTGCGATCACTATATGAATGTCAAATTCTAAAATTCATAAATTAGTTTTTACTAGAGATGCCCTTGTTCAAGGAATACTCAAACGATTTGCCAAACGATCTGATGATGGTATAAAGAAATATGGCAAGACAATGCTACAGGCCAACAAGTCTATTGCACAATGGATAAATGATGCACAAGAAGAAAGTTGGGATAAGATTGTCTATCTTGAAAAGATTAAAATAGAACTTCAAAAGAAGGAAGGGGGAAAAGATGGCAAAAAAGAAAAAGAAAAAGAAAGATAAAAAGAAAAAAAATAAGAAGAAACGCAGATAGTTATTGCAAATTTTTTAAATAGGTATAAATGAATGTTATGAACTTACCAATATTTTATTTATGCCTATTTATTTATTGGTCTAGTCTTATCTTTCTAACAGTACAGTTATACTAATTTCTTATTCCATCTTCCCTTATCATTTAAAACCATCGGTAGTAATTTTGGAATACCCTCTAAAATAATTCCACATCCTATTATAAATCTTGTCCTAAAGTTTTTAGCATAATTAAAAGCCATAGATTTTTGGTTGATTAAACATCCTACGTTCATAGCAAAGAATATGTTATCGGGATTAGCCCAATAGCTTATGATAAATTTTGTATGGTAGTGTCCTTGTACTGCTGACATACCCATAGTTTGAGATACCTTTAAAATGTCTGCTGATCTTCCGTGAGTAAAAAAACATTTCTGATTATTACTCATAGTCAAGGTTAAATCATCTACCCATTTCCATTTCTTTGTACCTAGAAAGTCGCCATAGTCCTTTAAGAACTCCCTACTCATTCCGTATTTTAAAGCCCTCCTATACACCAAGCTAGAATGATTGCTCTCTATCTCTACCATCTTCGGAAATATGCCCTCTAATGCCCTTATAAAGCCCCTAGAAGCCCTTAATTCGTGTCCTGCACTATACAGGTCGGGATCGTGGGTGTGCATATTTATAGCGTGGAAATCAAGCAGATCGCCTATGTTGATAACGAAGTCGGGTTTGTATTCTTTTTTGATTTCTTCTAAAAATGTAAAGCTATCCTTATGATGAAAAGGAATATGAAGATCACTAATAACCAATATTCTTTTGTTCACTAATTGCCCTCTATTGTTTCTGGAATGTTCTTGATACGTTCTATTTCTTCTTGACGGGGATCAACATATTGAATTTGACCATCTTTAATATGTACATCCCTAATTGTATTCTTGTCTATGATAATATCTTTTAAAATAACAACCATACTGTTGGTTGTATCTTACTTTAATTCATTAAATTTTACAAGATTTCATCACACTTGAAAGTTCTTCGGCACGTTTCGGAGTTTGCTTTGCCCATTTGCTATCCAACATTTCTTCGGATGCAGTTTGATAATCATTTTGTTTTAATGCTTTCCACATATTTTTAAATTTAGAAACTCCACCCACACCAAGTTGGAATACCATTTCAATAATGACACACTTGGCTTGATGATGTAGAGGTAAACCTTCTATAAGTTGATTAGCATTTGACTTGGCTATATTAAAATCGCTATCAAAGACTTCTTCTAAATCTTTTTTCTTATAAGTTACACCTTCCTTAAATCTATCGGTAGATAAAACAAGATGGCCATATCCTATTGTGGCAAAACCAAGACTATCCTTATAGATTTTAGGTACAAATCCTTCGTGTTCTTTGATCTTTTCTTTTAAATCGTTGTAACTCATAAGATATACTTACAGAACGCCACGAAAATTTCAATCTATATGACTAATTAACTAGAAAATATATAGCAACAATAACTACCGCTACTGTGATAGATATTTTCTTATGGGCTTTTGCTAATGCCCATAGTTCTTTTGCTTTTTCCATACTACCTCCCATTAAAACCATTCACTACTCTAATAACTTTCATCACTTTATCAACATTATTAAGAGTTTCTTTGTGCTGTGTATCAAATGAATTAGCACTTTGCATTAAAAGTAATGCAACTATGATTTGCAACATATATTAGCTACAGTTATTCTTATCTAAATCTATTGGTTTATCTTTATAGAACCATACGTAAGATGAAAGTTTCGTTCCATCTTGTGTATAGGTACACTTCTTGCCTACTGAACAGGCAGATAAAGCGAACATCATAATCAGAAATATAAATAATTTATTCATAATCCTCCTATTAAAGCGGGATATAGTATCAAAAATCAAGAGAATAAGCCATTACTTCCTTTTGATAATATCTGCACCTTTAAGACCATAGATAGCCGAAACTACTCCAATAAAAAGTGCCTGATACCAAAATGGCATATTGTTAAAATACTGAAAAAATTTCTCTACCTTCAACATAATTTCAGGATCGTCACTAAAAATAGACCATATCAGCAACATCACGGGGGCGGCTACGAGGATCAAAACAAATTCGTCTTTCCATCCCTGTTGATTATTAGTCATAACGGCTTGTTTGTATTCCAACTCACCCCGTGCCATCTTACTGGCGTGGGTAGCTTGGG